GCATTCAAACCGAAATCCAACGTTTCATCAAGAATACATATATTAACAGGACAGTGAATTAGTTGAGATACATCTCTAAAGGCAAATGATAATGCTAAATTGATACGAGCTTTTTGTCCGGATGATAGGTTACCATAATCCAGTGGTCTTCCAAATTTACTAATCTTGGTTGTTAGTTGAGATGTAAATTCAATTTTATGTGTTAATCCTAATTGAGCTAGGTATGTTTGTAATTGTTCATTTAGAAATGGTAGGCTTTTATCTATTAATGCTTGTCTAATGAAGCTATCTTTTTTAGTTAACAACTTTAATAATAGTTTTTGGTGATCAATCACAGTGGTAAGATCGTTTATTACACTATAATCAATAGTTTCAAGATCTAAATTATTCAATTCTTCAAATGATTCAACATGTGGATTGATAATGGTTTTATAATCCTCCATAGCTGATTGTTGTGCTTGTAGTTTAGAGGAGGCAGTAACATAGTCTTGAAGATTGTCAACCTTAATATCTGATTCTAATTGTTGCATTGTTTCTTTTAGTTGTTTAAGTTCTGTAGTAGTTTTCCTTTTTTCTTTATTAAGTTCTTTAATGACTAATTGCAATTCTTCTATTTTACCTAGTTGTTCATTTTTATCATTTTCAGCGTTAGCGTAGAACTGGTCACACCTAGGACATTTATTATCTTCAAGTGTTGTAATATCATTTTTATGTTTTGTTAATAGTTTTTCAGTAGTTTTTGTTGCAATATCAACAGTGTTTAGTGTAGATATTTGTTTTGATATTTGTAATTTAACATCTGTTCGTTGTTCAATTAATGATTGTTGTTCTTCAATATCAACATTAACCATAGTTAATTTTTCTAATTTTGAGATTGCTTCACAACATTGTGTTTTCTTTTGTTTTATTTCCACAGTCCATTTATCAAGTCGTTCTTGAGCTTTATTCAATTGTATTTGATGTCTTGAGTGTTCTTGTTCTAACTGTGTTGTTTTCACTTTTTGCATTTCAAGGTGGTGATCTGTATCTTTGATAATTGTTTTAAGTACAGCAGCCTTTTCAGATAACAGTGATAATCGCAGTAGATGTTCAATTATATCTGTTTGATTTGCTCCTGTGGCAGATGAGGATGGTAAACTAAAAAATGATGTGTGTTCAGCAGAGAATACAATTATTCGAATAAATACCTCATATGGAATACCTACAATTGTTTCAATTAGCGTGTTTGTGTTGTGGATACTATCCAGGGTAATATCTTTACCATTCTCCATGAGAGTAACGGTATTACCACTTGCTCCATTTTTAATTTTTCTGGATCTGGTTATATCATATTCATTACCGTTTTTACAGAAGTTGATAGATACTACCATATGTGTTTTATTAATATTATTAATCAACTTATCTTTGTTTGAATCAATGATTGGTTTATCATATACAGCATATACAACAGCATTTAAAATTGCAGATTTTCCAACACCATTAGAACCAGTACCATGAGTTGTATTATCAAGATCCTCACCTAAAATGAGGATTGATTTAGTGTTATTCAACAGTACAGTATTGATTTTCTTACCATAACTCATAAAGTTTTGAAATGATATTTTATTAAAAATCAAACTATTATCACTGTGTGGTGTTATCATAGGATTCCTTTTTTACTTAATTGATTGGAAGATGTTAATTAATTTATCAGGATCTATATTGTCTAGGGTTACTTTACTTAACATTTTGGTAATGGTTTCATTTATATCTTCATGGGTTACATCATGTGATTCATCAGAATCTAGTGTGTTGATTAGGGATGGCTCTTCTAATATCAATTCCCTAATATCAAATTCAGTTTCAACCGTTTGTTTAACAGCTAGCACTTCCTCATATGTCAAATTTTGATCCATTAGACATTTGATTTTTGCATCTTTATAAATTGAGGTATCAGTTACAGCAATTAGATCTGTTAGTGTTGTTTTGATATATTTTGGGCATTGTTCCCAATTAATGAAATCAATCAGATCTTCTTCATGATTGTAGGTAGCAAATCCTCTATCAAAGTCATTACTATCACTAAAATCCATTGGAAAGGCATTACCAATATAATCAACATTTTTTTCATGTTGTCGTTTATGAAAATGTCCACTGAAGATGTGTTTTGGTGCTGTATAATCTTCAATTTCAGGTCCGGTAGGCATTCTAAAGGAGTGACCCGATACTATAAAGTTTTTAAATTCAAAGTGTCCCATCCAAATGGGAATATCATTGTATTGGGATAGTGTCTGATATTCTTCTTCAAATAAAAAAGGTGCTAAAAGGGTTTTATTTTTAGTATTTTGTAGCACAATACAATCATTAACTATAGTATAGTTTTTAAAATTGTTGAAGTGGATGATTGAGTGTACTTCTCTGGTGTGTCTATGGTATAGATCATGATTGCCAATAATGTGATATATTGGCAATCCTAGTTTATTTAATGTTTCTGCATTTTTATATGAATAATTCAAAGTTGAGATGTTGAGAGCTGATCTATTCTCATGCCAATCTCCTAAGAAGACGACATGATCAATTTGTTTATCAGCTGTGATATTATCACACAACCACTCAATGTAGTTTTTACAATCAATATTGTGTGAGGTTAAATTATTACGTCTACCATGATGGATATCTCCAAACATGGCAGCTTTATTTAAAATACTAGTCATATTTAACAAATGAGGAGTTATTAGTATTGTGAGAGGAACTATGTTCGAGTTGATATGAATGTGATGGATTCATTCCATTTCTAATTAACATTGCATCCCGAACATCCCGTTGTTTCTTTTCTGTATTGAGAAATTGTTTAAATGATCTTTTTACACATTGAGTATAAAAAGCAAATGGATTTTCCCCATATTCAATATTGAATTTGTGCCAGTTCTTCACTAATGTTAACATTGCGAAGCTTTGCATATCATTACAAAATGAGTAGTTACGATATTTTCCTTGCATTGCATATTTAGCACATAATGTCATTAACATATGAGCTAGTATATCCGTCATTTTACCATTTTTATCGATTAGTGTACCATTTTTATCAATGGTATTAGCCTTTTCACGACTTAATGCAATTTGAATCAATAAATCTGCGTTATTTAAGTATTTTTTCTTTCTAACACGAGGGGTTGGTTTAGTTCGAGTTATGGTTGATTTTGGCTGTTTTATTATTATAGTCATTATTATTGTTCCTCTTTTAAATAAGTATACTACAATTTCCGAATAAAAGATATAGTGAATGTTAAATGTTATAAATATATTTCAAACAAGGAGGATATATGCCATTAGTTGATTCAAATGATGGTGTTAATTTATTAAAAGTTAAATTAGTTTCAACATCTCCTAATAATAAAGATAGTGTTGTGTTCCATATCACACCAACCATTTCCGAAAGTAGGATCATAAATTATAAATCCCTTTCACCAGTTCACATGCCTGGATCTGTGGTTGTATATACTGGAACTAATAACAGAACATTTGATATTTCAGATATTAAAATTGCGTCTCGAACAAGAACTGAAACATCTAGGAACATTGAGAAACTTAACTTATTACGATCTTGGGCTCTACCACATTTTGGTAGCACAGGGTCTTCAACAGGTAATGATAGTTTGTTGGGTAATCCACCAGAAGTATTGTTATTAACAGCCTATTCGAGCTTAAATAAGCGTGGTAACATATATAAAATACCCGTAGTATTAACAAGGTTGAGTATTCAATACCCAAATGATGTGGATTATGTTGATTCGATGAAGGGTGTTCCATTTCCAGCATTAACATCAATAGATCTGGGATTAACAGAGACTCATTCACCAGATGAGTTTTCAAAATTTGATTTATCAATGTTTAAAACAGGTACATTAGATAATTGGTGAGGTAATTATGTTAAGATCAGTAGATGATAACAATTCAAGATATGTTCAAGGTGGAACTACAACCACATTTAATAATCGCACTGGTTGGTGGGAGAGACGATACATATCTGAAAGTCCTGATGATATATATGTTATTATAACATCACGAACAGATCAACGTCCATATTTAGTAGCTAGTGATGTATATAACAATGAAGCATTGGAATGGTTAGTATTACAATATAACAACATTTTAGACATAGCTACAGAGTTTACAACTGGTAAACAAATAAAACTTCCAACACTACTACGAGTACAAATGGAGATTATGACTCAGCCATTAGGTGGAATGTCTGATGTCCAATCCTAAAAATCCATTAAATGAATTCACAAGCTATTCATATCAACAGGTGTTGGTGGTGTGTAGTAATACAACAGTAGCTGAAGAATTAAGTAGTGATAGCACCATAGCATCATTTAATGTTCCACCATCGGAAAAATATTCTCGACAACAATTGGGATCAGGATCATATGTAGTATTAATTAATGGTGCTACAGATGGGGAATTCAACATTATTTCTTCGAATTGGAAAAATGTGTTTGCACCTAATAAAGGTCCAACCAATATTGATGTTTATACAACCATATCAGTAACAGGTGAGATTAATGTTGTTGAACCACGTGGATTTCGATTTTTAAATATTTTGAATACAGCTCTAGATGATCTCAACACAGATCCAACTGGTGCTGTATTTATGCTTAAAACATTTTTCATTGGATTTACTAAAACATCAACGAAATCAATTAATAACATCAAACCATTTTTATTTACTATCTTCCAAATAACAAGTGACATAGATGGAACTCGTTCAGAATATAAATTTGCTATTGCTGGTACATCAAATGGAACATCTCAACGACAATATATATCTGATGGTGGAAAAAAGATACAACTTGCTGTTCCACCAAATACAACGGTATATGATGCAATCACAACTCACCTTAGTAAAGAGATAAATGATCGGTATAGTTTATTTGTACAACAATTAAGAGCAGATGCAATTAAATTGGGAAAAGATTTTGATGGAAGACCGATAAAATATACATTCATTGTGGATAATGTATATAATGATCCAAAATATGTGATAGATCAATTCCCTGATTATTCAACTCACACTGGTAATAATGATCCAATCATAACATTTGGTGATAAACCAACGATTGAATCAGTATTAAATAAAATTATGAAACATAGTAGTGGTGTGATCAAATTAGATGGTGAGATTGGAGATAATATTAATGGTCAGACTCAAAAATACGTATATAAGATTTTAACCACAATCAGATCATCTGAGATTGAATATGAGTTAGTGTATGTTATTAGGCGATATTCCATATCTGAATCAGATCAATCAGCATCCACTATAACAACATCTGGTAATGTATTGGAGTTGGATTATATTTACACTGGTAGAAATGTTGATATTCTTGAGTTGGATATTAAGATGAATATGGGGTTAGTATTCTTCCAAACATTGGCAACTACTAACAACTTATCTGATAACAAAGATTTCAACCCAAATCTTCCCACATTAGCAAAAGGACAAAATGCAACACAACCCACAGAATCAGGGTCTCCAAGAGCTAAAAACATAATATTTTTCTCTACAAATGTTGAGGATGTGACATCAAGAGATGTTAAGGATTCAGAAAGTATGGCATCATTTGATGCATTGCTAGCTAGACACGCTGTTGCTGAGTCTATAACAAATAATGTCACTATTACTGGAAATCCATTTTTACTTGATAATGTAACGAGAACACCAACAGATATAATATCAAATACACCATCAAACAACCCATTAGATATCATCAGATATCCTGACACTATTACACCATTATGTAAAATAAACATTCAAATGCCTAGAACATTTAAACGATTTGAATCACTAGAACCATTTTGGTATCAAGGTTATTATAGAATATCAACAGTTGAACATACATTTGATGATGGATCATTCACACAAAAATTGAATTTGATAGCATTAGTAACTAACACATAATGAGGTAGCATGAACAGTAACACATTATATGATGGTATAACAATTGGAACAGTTGTTGATACAAATGATCCTCAACAAATGGGTAGAATTAGAGTAATTTGTGCTGCCTGGAATGAATCATTAGAACAAAGTCCAGATTCTGTTCCATGGGCTATGTATTGCACTCCATTTGGAGGTCATACTACAGAATATGAAAGAGGATCTGATGATAACACAACTCCTGGTGGAGTAGCTTATGGAATGTGGGCAATTCCAAAAATAGGTGCAAATGTTGTAATTTCATGTATTGATGGTAATCCATCTAAACGTATTTGGATGGGATGTGTATATAGTCAACATACTCCTCATACCTTACCACATGGTAGATTTGTAACTGATAGTGATAAATTGGATGGTCCATTATCATCTGCAGAACAACCTATTCAACCATTACACGTCAATACACAAACAGCTTGTGGAGGAGATATTTCATTTCCTGAAGCGGTTTCACGATTTGGGGATTATTCAGTTAGTGCATTGGATATTAACAATCTTAAACAAAATAGTGACTCTAGTGTCCCTGATACCAAGGAAGGAGTATTAAACAATGTTTCTATCACTCAAGGATATGCTAATACTAGATTAGCTGCTATTAGTGATATTTTCCAATATGAGGAAAATATTAAACTTGATCCATCTATCACATCTATGACCACACCTGGATTTCATAGTATGTCAATGGATGATAGAATAGATAATTCGAGAATACGCTTTCGAACATCTACTGGACATCAAATGATTTTTGATGATACTAATGAACGCATTTATATTAACACTGCTAAAGGTGATACCTGGATTCAATTGGATCAAGATGGGAACATTGATATTTTTGCTGCGAAAAAGATATCTATAAGATCAAATACAGATATTAATCTAACAGCTGATAAAACAGTTAGAATAATGGGAAAAGAGGGTATTCATCTTAATAGTGATGAAGGGGAAATTCGGATGCAATGTAATAAATCTCTTCATATTAAATCTAATGAAGATGTTAATGTATTATCATCAAAAGAATTGAAAATAACTTCTGAAAAAGATCTTCACATATCAGCAAATGCTAATATATTATTAACAGGTGGAGAAAATTTGAATTTGAAAGGAAATATCAATACTAATTTAGAAGCAGGTATTTCTGGAAGTATTAAAGTTGGAGGAATGTTGAAGATGACAGGACCAGCTATTCATTTTAATGGACCTCCTGCATCTCCAGCAGATGATGCATCTCCTGCAGAACCAGAAGATACTTTCTTCACTAATAGGGTTCCGGATCATGAACCTTACATTAGAACATCTACAGCTGATGACTTTTCTCACACACCTAAAGTAACAGATGGTGATTCATCAATTGGATCTGAGGATAGCACACGAAATGGTTTTTGGAGACGATAATATTTAACATTACAAAGGAAAGTAAATGCCACACGTATCATTATATAAAGGATATTCATCATTTGAATATGAGAGATCTGGATCATTTAGATTAACAGATGTTGAATTAGTGAAGATGGATATATTAAATCATATCTTCACTAGAAAGGGAAGTCGTCCAAAGATGGCTAATTTTGGAACCACAATTCCTGATTTATTATTTGAACCAATTGATGAGGCTTTAATTGAAGAGATTGAAGATGAACTAACAACTGTCATTAATTATGATCCAAGAGTGGAATTGATGACATTGAAAGTATTACCCTCTACAAAAAATAGAGCAGTTGTAGCTAATGCCACAATAAGATATATAGAGTTTGATATTATCGATCAAATGAATCTAAATATACAATTTTTGTAAGGAAAATAAATAATATCAGATGGTAGTTCAAATACTTATGATAAATAAAGATATCTATGGATAAGGCTATATTGTAAATGAGTAGAATAGTATCTAGAGCAGAAAGTTTTGATAGAATATATGAAGCTTTCCAAAATATCAATTTCAATGCATTTGATTATAACACAATCAAGCAATCTCTCCTTGATTATATTAAATTAAATTTTCCAGAATCATATAATGATTATATTGAAACTGCTGAACTAATTCCAATATTGGAATTATTCGCATATATGGGTGAGATTTTAATATATCGTGTAGATATGAATTCACAGGAAAACTTCCTTAATATTGCTCAACGCAAACAATCTGTATTGAGATTAGCTAAATTCATATCATATAAAGCAACTAGAAACATCCCTGCCAGAGGACTAGTTAAACTAACATCAATAACAACCACAGAAACATTATTTGATTCATCTGGTGTCAATTTAGCTGGTGATATAATTAACTGGAATGATCCAAATAACACCAAATGGAAAGAACACTTTTTCCTTGTTATTAATAAGATAATGGAGCAACCATTTGGAACAGTTCAACCAGATGAACGTATTCAATTAAATAATATTTTATTTGAAACATATCAATTAGTAAATAATCCAACACAATTGAATAATGGTATAATTCCATATAGTGTAGATTTATCCACCACCACTGCCCCAATGGAATTAGTCCCAACTATATTAGATGATATTGGCCCAATTGAACGTCGTCCTGAGTTAAACAGAAGTTTTTCAATCATTTATGGTAATGATGGATTGGGAGATTCATCTGATTTTACTGGGTTTTTCATACTAACTAAACAAGGGTCATTGCGTCGTACTGATTTAGTATATGATGGAAAAACACCAAATATAACAACAGATATTGCTATCACAAACATTAATGATACAGATGTGTGGGTTAATAATGTAGATCCAAATACATTAACTGTTGTTCCTGCTACTAATAATATCGAATCAGGATTGTGGACACAAGTTGATGTGTCAACAGGTGAAAACATCATCTTTAATTCAAATCCTGTACGAAACAAATATGAAATTGAAACATTAGAAGATGATAAGATCAGATTGATTTTTGGTGATAATGAATTCTCCAACATTCCAACAGGAACATTCCATGCTTGGACGAGAACATCACTCAATCAAAACATTATTATTCCTAAACCTGCTATCACAAATGAGAAGTCTTCATTTACATATGCTGATATTAATCAAAAAATTCAAACATTAACATTCACATTCTCTTTAACTACCACTCTACAAAATGCCTCTATCTCTGAAGATATAGAACATATTAGACGTATAGCTCCAGCAATGTACTATACACAAGATAGAATGGTAAACGCACAAGATTATAATTCCTTCCCACTTCAAGATCCATCAATATTGAAGTTAAAAGCTATTAATAGAATTTTCGCTGGTGAAACCAAATATATTAATTGGGAAGATCCAAGTGAAGCATATCAGAATGTTAAGATATTTGGGGATGATCTTGCAATATATTATACTAATGAAGATGTTATGTTTGATGTATCTGATAAGAGTGAGTTGGAACTGATAAATGATCATATTGAACCACTTTTATCTCAAGTAGATGTGTTTTTAGCTATTTCAAGATTAGATCCACATGATTCCGCTAGGTTTTTTGAAACTTCAAATAAAGTGGATATTGTAAATGATTTAGAATTAGTGAGCATTAATGATACCTTACATTTAAATCACGGAACTTCAACTCCTAGATGGATAACATCTACATCGTCAACAAGTAGAACAATTTTTTCATTAAAGAAAACATCAAGCACTGTTTGGACTGTAACATATCAAATAATACGGATGATTATTCAAAGTGATCAAACAAGTTTCTGGCACACAAATCAAGGTACTGATATTGTGGATTATGAAACCTTAAATGATGTTGGAGATCAAATATCAATTCTTAAAGCTAATGATAATCGAGACAGAGATGGTATTTTATCTGGAAATTTATTATTTAATATTATCGGACATGAAATTGGTGATGGCACAATGCTTAATAATGGATTGCCGAATATTCACCAATTAAGGGTATTACCATTTGATTACAATCAAGATACTTTACCCGATGATGTTGATTTAATAGAAATGATTGATCGAAGAACTACATTAGAAATAACAGTTGATGGTACTTACACTATTGTGTTACCTGAAAAATACATTAAAGGATATAATCATATTCAAAATGTAACAACAACAATAGGAACGGCAACGTATATTGAAGATCCTACTGTTGTGAATGGTGATTTAACATATGACTTGGAAGTTACTGTAACAGGTAGTTCAGGTACAACAGTTATTGAAGTGACTATGCGAGATTATGTGTATTTTTCAAGAGAAGTTATTACAGATCCATGGAGAATAGTATTAACTACAGATGTAGTATCAACAAGTTTTGTTGTTGATGTTCCTAACACATCATTAGTTGGCGAAGGGATCGGCGAAGGTATTAATTATAAACGAGAACGAGGTAGAAGTGGTTATAATTTTCTATGGACACATTATTCAACTAGATATAATTTAATAGATCCATCAGTTACAAATATTATAGACATGTTTATTGTAACAAGGGGATATTATACAAACGTGAAAAATTGGCTGGATGGTATTATCTCGACAAAACCATTAGAACCTACTTCTTCACAACTGAGAAGTGATTACACTAAGTTGTTAAATAATAAGATGATATCTGATACTGTTATATTACATACTGGTAAAATCAAGCCAGTAATTGGAGTTAAATCAGATAGTTCATTACAAGCAACATTGAAAGTGATTAAATTCCCTACTTCCACATTGACAGAAAATCAAATTAAAAATAGGATTGTAACAGTTGTCAAGAATTTTTTCAATATTGAATTGTGGGAGTTTGGTGAAACATTTTACTTTACGGAATTAGCAGCAGCCATACATAATGATATGGTTCAAGAAGTTAGCTCTGTAGTATTAGTTCCTACACAAAGTGATCACAGTTTCGGAGATTTATTTCAGGTATTTACTAGAGAAGATGAGATAATACAAGCATCTATAACAATTGATGATATTATTGTTGTGGATGCATATAATGCTGTTAATTTAAGACAAT